ATCGTGGTATCGGTTCCCGTGGAAACGGCTTGGGTGACGTAACCCGAAATCGCCTGTTCGATCAGGGTTCCAAGGTTGGTATTAGTGGTATTGCCCCATGTACCGGCTTGGTCGCCCGTACCGATGAGTTCAATCGCCAGATTAGTGCTATATGTACTTGCCATTTATCATTACCTCACGCCGCAATCTGTGTCCAATTTGGGTTTTGCGACGTACTAATTTCGTTCCAATTTGCCGTTTGAGAATCGTTTATATTTGTCCAATTTGCATTTTGAGCAGGATTAATAACCGACCAAATATTTACTGCACCTATAACACCTGTTCCGGTTACACCAGAGACTACAACATTTGCCCCGGCAGATGTAGTAACCGAGCCAACCGCGCTCGTTGCGGAAACCCCCGTAACGAGGATAATAATATCTAACGCTATATTAACAGTGCCAAGTTGCCCCGTTGCTGAAACATTTGTTGGAAAGACATTTGCTTCCGCAACAATCGCACTTGTGCCTATTCCTCCTGTGGCAGAAACACCTGAGACCAAGACAGTGGTATGGGCTGCAACCGTAACCGTACCGACTTCACCACTAGCCGAAATACCGGTAACAGGGATATCAGTTGCAATAACAACCGTAACCGTACCGACTTCACCACTAGCCGAAACACCAGTAACGGGAACATTTGCCGTAGCAACAACTGTGACAGTGCCGATTTCACCGCTAGCCGAAACACCGGTAACGATAGCAACTGTAGACGCAACTACGCTTACCGTACCGACAGCACCTGTCGCGGTAAGGTTGCCAACCCCTTCGCCCCAACCTTGTTCGCCCCAGCCTACACCAGAGGCGTTCCAACCGCTGAAGGCGACTATGACGCCTGCCACGGCTATTCTCTAATTAAGCGATTCTGAGGATCGCTGTAGAGGCCGCAGCAGCCGGAAACTGGATGGTGAAATTACCCGCCGTCGAGGTTTTATCCCCGCCAAACGCCAGCACCGCAACAGCCTTATTTCCCTGAGTCGAGTTATAGATCAAAGCACCGTTGGCTGTGATCGTTGCGCTTGGGAAAGTCAGATCATCAAAGTCGATGAACGCCGTCGTGCTACTAGAAGTCGGCACCTGCGAAATCGTTAGCGTTAATCCACCAGCCGTGTAGTTCGTACCTGACGAAGATACTTCATCGGTTGTTGAATACACCGTAGTGGATGCACTTAACGTAGCCGAAGAAGTAAATAGGGCGAGTTTAAACACATCTGCCGTAGTTGCAGCACGAATTACACCCGTACCAAAATTATGAATACCGTCAAGGATTTCAACCTTAAACGATGTTGCCATAGCCTGAGTGATAGCCATCTCAATCTCCTAAATGCTTTGCAGCATCCACAAAACCGTTTTCAATAAGAATACGACGCGCATTCATCCGCTCAGAGTCTTGCGCTTCTCGCAGATACTTTGTGAGTATCTGTTTTAATTCTTTCTCCGTTTGTACACGAAGAATGCGGGTGGTAGCCCGTTCAGCAATTTCTTCGGGAGTATAGCCTCGGTTGCTCGTAGTCTGAACAAACACCTGACCAAGTTCTGCACCGCCTTCAAATGTCATGTGACTAGTACTCTAACTTGACCAGAACGATATGCGTCCTGACGATCCAAACCGTCACCAAGGCGTTTCAGTTGCGTTACGGCTTCCTGATATTTGGCCTCGTAGTTCTGCATCATATCGCCCTCACCCTTCAAATAGGTGTATGCCTCACGGAGCGATCCGTATAGCAGTACCGTCTCAAAGTTATCGCCAAGCCACGACGTATTCGCGCTAACGATAGAAGTCGGATAATAGTAGTAATGCAGTTCAGCCGTGTACGCGAGATCGGGTGTTGGCCCCAAGATCATGCTCGTATCATCCCAAATTGCATAGTACTTAGGCTTGCCGTACGAGTTTGGCGGCGGGTACGCCTGTCGGATGTAGTTTACATCCTTGTTTAAAAGGTACTCATACTCACCCGTTGTCGGGTCAATTACCGCTAATGAAAACGTCGAAAGCCAATCGGACGGTAATTGAAAATACTGAAAATTAATTGTCATCGTTCCAGTTACGTTTTTACGAATCGCAGGAATCTGAACCGAGTTATAAATACGCTCTTCCGCCAACTGCACAAACGTAGGAATATTGGTTACGAAGGACGACTCCGTAGACTCACAATAATCCTGAATGAGCGTTGACAGTTGCGTGTAATTCACGGCGACCAGCCCGCCCTGTACTTGGCATTGTTCTCAAGATTGATCTGCGACACGAACTTCTTGCCCTTGGTCGCAGCACCTGCACCCTTCATATCCATGTGGGTGACGCCCTTGTTCACATCCTTCTCAGGGTAGCCATTGCGACCCGTCGATTCGGTGTTGGGCTTCGGTTGGTTGTATGAAGTATTTTTCATTACCGTCCCCTCTGGTTCATCACCTTCGCCATGCCGCGACCGTACTTCAGCATGTCGCTGCCAGTTTTACCGCCATGACCAAATTTCTTTACGCCTTTTTTGCCTTTGTGCATACGAGATTCATGCTCTCGTACTTCTTCTTTCGCAACTTTACGCATTCCGTTCTTCATCTCAATCTCCTAGGTCGTAACGACCGTAACCGTTCCAATTTGTCCAACCGGGGCAAGATCGTTCGGGGTCAATCCTGCGTCATCTGCTCTAGCCCCGCCTACAGGTGCCCAGCCCCACTGGATCACTCGACTACCGCCTGCGCCATCGTTACCCAGTTCATAATAACTCAGGTCAGGTCTCGGGTTCCGTATGGCCTGCGGGTCATCCACCGGGTACAGGCCCAGCGACAACTGCGGCTGATCAGGCTCCCAACACTCTGGGCACACCAAGATATTGACGTTCTTGGTCTTGATTACCAAAGACTTCAACTGCTTCAGTTTGTACCGGAAACCGCACCGGTCGCACTCCGCAATAGCGTTCTTGCCACTTGCAAATCTGTTTGGCATCAGTAACCACCCAAGAAACTCTCGCGTGGCACAAACCGAACCGCCGCCTTCTCACGATCCTCACCTGAAGCCAGATCCCAAGCCTCGTCATACTGAGCCTTGAGAATCGCCGTTCTTACATCTGCACCGGGTATCTTCATGGAGAGCATGTAGGCCAGCCCCGCAACCATGCAGGGCAGGAAACGGAACGGGATGTCCTGACCGTTAGAACCCACGCCGGGGTCAAACATCCGCACAAGGCGCGTGTAGACCAGCGTCCAAGTCGTCGTGTTATCAGGCTTCGGCCATACCGTGAACTGCGGATAAACCACGGCATCATCCGCACCTGTCGCACCCGTACGCCGGTTAATCCAAATCTGGATCGGACGGCCCGTCGCGTTCTTGTTCGGGATGGAGAGGTACGTGCTAGACGAAATACGCGAGATATTGATGTCTTGCTGGTTCGTACCCGTGCCCGTGCGGATCACATGGTCAAGCAGGTCAACCGTATCGACAGCAAGGTCATACGTGCCTTGGTTGTAGGTTAGGGTCTGCGTACCCGTCTCAAGCGTCCAGAGATTGATACCCCGGTTCGCCCAGTCCATCAGCAGGAGGGCAAGACTACGCTTCGACGTACGGAAATCGTAACCCGTACGCAGTTCAGCCCCACAACGCTCAAAAGCCTCCTCAATGATCGTATTAAGATCAAGGTTGAACTCAGTTGTGGCTGTAGTCTTGTCTACCATTACATGCCTTGCCGTCGATACGGCCTTACTTTCGCTTTAATACCTTTGGGCTGCGGGACGAACTGCTTGCCTTGGGCTTTGCCTTTTCGCTTGGCGGCTGTGGTTCGGGCATACTCAGCAGGGCTGAGACTTTTGATCGCAGCCTCTGGTAGATACCTTTCACCCGTGTCAGAAGATCGTTTACCACTTTTGGTTCTCCATTTCTGATCACCCCACGCTTTAAGAGACTGTTGCGGCGCTTTCATGCTCGTTCCTTAATTTCTAACGGTTTATTAGCCGTAATGTATTCCGCCGCTTTTTGCAACAAACTAGCATTATCTTTCAATAACCCCAAACCACGATTGCAATTAGGGCAAAGTAAACCGCGAATCTTTCCTGTTTCATGATCGTGGTCAATACACAGCCATGCAAACTTTTCTTCTGGCTCATTGCACAAAGCACAGCAACCTTTCTGCGCTTCATACATGGCGTTGTATATATCTTGAGTTGCTCCACGCCGCCGTAAACGCCGATTAGTTACTACCCAATTATTACGTCGCCAATCGTTCAAATGATCGCGGTTTTGTTGCCCCCATTCTAGCCGCTTAGCCTGCATACACGGCTTGCATTGAGATTTGTAAAGATACGTTAATTTACCACCACGGCTGAAAAACTCAGCCAACGGTCTTTCTTGCTGGCATCCCGTACAAATTTTAGTCTCTGTATCCACCGCCCCGCCGTTTATATTCTTTAGCCAATAACTGACTCTTTCTTGCGCTCCACTGACCTGCTGCGGTGCCTTGCACTGCCCGAGACTTGATGGACTCAAACAGACTCTTTCGCATACCGGGCTTCGTGTAGTTGCCAGCCTGATTGACCTTGCTTTTTACTTTGCCGCCCTCGGCGTAGCCTTTCTCGGCTTCTTCCTCTCGCATAATCCTAAGAAGTTCGCCGCCATCCGAGTCGCGCATAACCTGTCGAGCCACGCTCTCGCTTCCATACCGCTTTATCAAAGCCTTCAAAACCCGTGCATTAAGCCGTGCATAATCCACATGATCATCATCTGCTACGCCACCTTCCTTAAAGGTTTTAATGGGCTTCCCAGTACCCTTAACGGGCTTATCATCCCCACGCCGCTTGGCACGAGGAATTTTGCTAGGAGCCATCACACCCATGCCGCGTGAGGGCATCATTAGACGTACTTCCCACGAGTCTTGCCGCGCTGCGCGATGCCGTCTGCACGACGCGAAGCCGAGCCGACCGAGCGGCTCTTGGCGTAGCGCTTGACCGAGCCCCCCTTGTTATAGACCGCACCTCGCGAGAGACGTGAAGCCGCTTCCTTCTCATCCCGGAACCGGCCCATAGCCTCAGACAACTCTTTACGGCGTTTAAACTCCGCACGACGCGCTGCAGCCGACTCTCCTGCTGCGTAACGCTCTGACTGCGACGGAACACCACGACGAGACAACGCCCGTCCAATTTTCTCCGAGGCTTCATCTGCAGCCTTGCGGAACTGCCCCACTGTTCTGGCATACGGAGCCCCTGCTACTGACCCGAGCCTCGCCGCCCCTACCGTCATGGCAATGTTCGCCGCGTACTCTCGGGCCTTATCGGCTCGCTCATCCTCGTTCAACCCAGTCTCTTCAGCCTGAGTGCGAAACCCCGTCGCTCGATCACTTGGTAGGCGGGACTTGTTACGCTCCATCGCAGCAGACGCACGTTCGGCTTGTCTTTGCGCCGCACTTTTCCCTTGCCCCGGATAACGTCGTGGGTTTTGCGGACCACGCTTTATCTCACTTGACTCTGAATCTTCCGATTCTTGCCGACGCTCTACATCCGCCATGAACTCATCTGCCGACATTACGCGAGCGGGAGTTTTTTTGTTTTTCTCACGAAGTTCTTTCAGCAACTTCAAATTGCCTTCCAATGTTCTTGGACGGTTCTTATAGGCTTCTGGATCAAGTTTGCGAATTGCAGCGCCGACTTTGCCGTAGCGTTCCTCGTCGGTCATGCCGCCTTCTGCAAATTTACGCATTTTTCGTTTCATACAAATTTACCTCGGGTCTTGCCTTTCTTGGCAATCCCGTCAGCACGGCGAGAAGCAGAGGATTTCACGGCACCACCCGATCTCATTTCATCAACTTCATCGTAGCGCCGCTTGGCTGTTCTAATCAACGAAGCCCCAAGCGCAGCAGGAGTAGGAACAAGTGATCCTGCGGCTATAATACCTTTTCGCACAGCCTCAGCACGCTCGTCTGGCGTCATGCTGGTCTGTTTTGACTTTTTAACAGCCGAGGCTGCTTCTTCTCGGATACGCGACGACGCCGGAGAGTCTTCATAATTACGTATGAACTCCATAGAACTGACTTTGCGAGATCCCCTGCCCTCTTTACGAATCTTAGAAGGTTTCTTAGGAGATTTATTAGGCGCAATTTCTTCGTCAGACTGTACGAGCGGGACGCCCATACGCCTCATCTCCTGATAGGGCTGGAGGTTCTCTTTGTACCCCATTTGACCACCTTCTGCAAATTTACGCATTTTTCGTTTCATACAAAGCGTCCTTTAGTTTTGCCACGTTGAGCAATCCCGTCAGCGCGACGAGAAGCAGAGGATTTCACCATACCGCCCTTCTTAAACACGCCACGCCCCTTGAGGACATCAGCGCGAGTAATTTTGCCGTCACCGGTCAGGTCGGGAAGACTTCCGCCGCTACGAAAAAGTATTTGATCTGTACCTTCTTTAGGTTCAGTTCGACTTTTCTTACCCGGCTCGTATTTGGTCGGCTTTTTGGGTTTATGAGGTAGTTTAATAATATCGGCATCAATATCGTCGCCCATACCTTTACCCGGCTCGTATTTGGTCGGCTTTTTGGGTTTATGAGGTAGTTTAATAATATCGGCATCAATATCGTCGCCCATACCTTTACCCGACGGAATCACCGACCTATCAGGTAAATTACCCCGTGGGGTAAGATCGTCTGGATCGTATTTTTTACCTTTAATTTGGCTTGCCATTAGCACATACCGCCGCGCATCATTTTGACCTGCTTGCCCTTGGTCTTGCCCTTGTGAGCAACGCCGTCAGCAGCCTTGCGATAGGAACCGCCGGTTTTGCCGCCCTTAGAATAGGTCATGCCACCCATATTCATTTTCTTGGTCATGCCACCATCAGAATAGGACATACCGCCCATATTCATTTTCTTAGTCATTTTCATCATTTTAGGCTTCATTCTCATTTCGATTTACTCCTAAATTTGCGGCCTTTGTCGGCCTTGACGTATTCACGCCCCACGGATTGTGGGACGCCGACTTTCTTAGCAAACGCTTTGTTATGAGCGACCGCAGCCATTAGACGATGTTGTTTAGCAGATTTACTAGGCACGGTTTTTCCACTTCTTAATCCAACCTTGTACGGTTTTAGTTTCGTAAATACGTATACCCGTCCACAAAATAGTAAATATTGCCGCAACAGACGGAAGCATTTCAATTAGAGTTCCTATTACCGTAAAGACAGATAGCGCGTCACCCACGT